CGGCCTGAGCCCCCACGGTCCTGATTGTTTTACATGGTAGTAAAAGACGTACTGCGATAAATATATAGTGTTATCCTGCCCGTGGTCCGACTCTCTCTTACTGTACATATTATGGTGTAAACTTTACATATAGAAAAACGCTACGTTGAACCCCAGCTTCCATTAGTGTCCCTTTAGACGTTAAAAGTTAGTTCGTCCCTAAATGGGGACGTTTTTGTAACTTGTTGTTTTAACTAGGGTTAGCTCATAGTTCACAGTTCATACTAGGGTTAACTTTACTTATAGGACTGGAACTGGACTTATTGTTTTATGTAAAGTCTACCTAAGTGTATGATTAATATAAGTTAGTTAAAGTTTTATTTATGGTTACTTTATGTATTTCTTTAGTAGTTCATTAGTTCATAGTTTTTTGATAGGACAATACCTTTCTGCTACAAATTATTACACCGCAAAAACCAGAGGCAAGACCACAGAAAAACTAAAAGTTATATCCTATTTCAAAAAAGTGTGAACTTAGGAACTGAAGTTATGTATCAAACACTTAGGTATGAACTGAAGTAGGAACTGAAATTAAAAAAACGTGAACTTTAACTTTAGTCTGAGAACTGGTTAAAGAACTGGTTATACTTAAACTGGTTAGGTAACTTGTTAGAAAGAATATATAGAATACTAAAGTATACATATATTATAAAAGACATATAGTAAACTAAAGTTTACATATTAGATAGCGAGAACTTTAGTCATACTCGTTTACTTTAGATATAACTGGTGGGGTAAATGCGGAACGTCCCGAAATGGGGACGAAAAAAAAGGGCTAACCGAAGTTAGCCCCAGAACAAAACGTCCATGTTCCAATGAAAAACTAGTCTATTTTTTCCCCCCTTAAAAATGCTTGATAAACTTCATCTCCCTTTAGCTGGTTTTTAATTTCATTCATAAAATTTAAATGATGTTTATTGACTACGTCATATGTAGACTGGTTGCACTTTTTACCTATCATATCTTTGAAAAGATTTTTAACACTATCCATAGGTTTATAAACTTTTTTAGATATAAAGTCCTGCGGAGAAATTGCGGAAGTTCCTTTGCCATTTTGGCTTTCGGGCTTTAAAGAATTTTTAATTTTATTGTATTCTTTTTCTTCCCATTTTTTATATTGCACTTTTAGCCCTGTACCTTCCCCTTCATCTTTTTCCGCCATTAAAAAATGATGTAGTTTTTTGTTATTACCTGCGGAAATTTTAAGAGCTTTTACCCTGTTCTCATCTCCATAAAGATTTTCAAAACATAGCTCTATTTCTTTTCCGCCAATTTCAACTTTACCATTTTTAAGCATAGCTCCCTTGTTGTTCTTACTATCAACCAAAGAACACCAATAATTGAACATAGTTTTTTTAATTTGTTTATGTTCTTTAGGAAGTTTTTTAGCCATAACCGCCATAGACTTTATTAACTCATCTTCATCTATTCCTGTTTTGGCGTCTATCGTGCGGTTTAAAGACTTTACAAACTCTAATGCCTTTTCACGTCTTGATAGGATTACTTCATTTTCTTTAGTAGAAATCTGTAACAATTCTTTTATAGCTGTATTGGCTTTTTTTAATTGTTGAGCAGTAACTACACTAACTTTTTTTATTACTTCTTTACTCATAGTATTATCTCTCTAATGTAAATTTTAAATTATCTTTAATACTCATAATATTAAAGGGTTAAATTGATAAGGTGTTTCCTCTAATCAAAATAAGAATATTCCCTATCAATATATAAATTATATAATAGCGGAGTTCTTCAATCAAACATTTCAACCAGTAGAAAAAATTAAATTATTTTGGTCAGTTCCGATATTATTTTTTCTTTACGTCCCCATCTGGGGACGTTCCGCTAACTTTAACCCCACCACCGCCCACTGGTCCCATTTGTTGCGTTGCGTGTGCTATGTGCATACATAGTAATTTACACAAATAATTGGCAAAATATGTAAAGCCAAAGGCCCACCCTTGTTATATGTAAAGTAGCCCCCTTATTAAATAAAAGGCAGATGCAAAAAAATTTTCTGCAAAATTTTGAAAAACCACTGGACAAAAAAACCCCCAGCAAATGTGGGGGAAAAGAAAGTAACGATAATAAATAATAACTCGAGAATTGGGGTGAAAAATTAAACACAAAAAAACCCAAAAATCATCGCTACATAGGGGACTGTGTATGTCCTAAACTTTACTTACTCCATTTCTACCATATACATTTCAACAATGCAAGACTTTAGTATCAAATCTAAACCACCAAAACCGTTGTCAGAAGTGTAAGTATTACACAGTTTTACGCAATCTTTATCTTGATGCATTAGATAGCCAATACTATAAGCAATAACATATTTTTCTTTGGTTATTTCTTCCATGGTTTTCCACCCAGCATCTCCCGTGTGGTCTTTCCATACCACGATATACAAAGGGTAGTTTAGTTTTTTATATTCAAAAGGTTTATTTGTTTTCATCTTCTACGACAACTTCTCCTGATAATATCTGTTTTATTATTCTCAAGTTTTTTAGTATGTCGGCTGGATGTACTTCTATGTGAGTAACATTGTTTAAATCAGTATGAATAATTTTTACTTCTGTTTCAGTTAGAAGTCCTTTTATTAATCCCTGATAGTATGCATTTTCAAATTTCTTTTTAGCAGGGCGAGATAGACCTAAGTAATAATATATAAATTGGTCCTGGTCTTCTTGAGTTTCTACATCAAATAAGTCTAAATGTAAAATACCTTCTTTGTTTAGTTCCATTCTCATAACAAAACCTCATAGTATTTTGTTGTCATTACTATTATTATATATTATACTACAAATAAGTAAAGTAAGCTGCATATAATGTACATAGGTGTAAACAGCGACACATGGATAACCAAACAGTAGTAGTTCCACACATAGAGGATGAAATTCCTATTCCTAAAAATGCTAAAGAAGCATTACCAGATTTATCGCCCCAAGAAGAACTTGATGCTCGTACTAATACCATCAAGATGCTTGCAGATATACAAGATGAAAATATAGAACCATCTGAAGAGAATATGGAAGAAGCTGAAGTTCTTGCTCAAGAAATGATGGCTAATCCTGAGCTCAAACCAGATTTTGGTAGTTACCCAAATGAAACTATAGCGTTTCTTGCTGGTATGGTAGCACAAACTAGCCACATGGTAGCCAAAGACCTAGCAGATATTAAACTAACAGTATTGAATGGACTACTTCAAGAAGCAACTATGGCAAAATCATCACGTGAACGCATCGCAGCACTCAAAGCTGTAGGTGAAATAGATGGAGTTGATGCATTTAAGAGAAAAACTGAAGTAACACATATCAATAAGTCTGGTGAAGAGTTAGAAAAAGAGCTTAAAAAGACGATTGATGAGCTCAAAGGCAAAATTATACACACTAAAGAAGTAGTCGAAGTACAAGATGTGGAGTTTGATGATGATTAGTCCCAAAGATTTAGAGCTTTTAGAACAAGCTCTACCTCAAATGAGTGAATTAGAGCGACAACGCAACTTAAAACTACTACAAGATTACAAAAAAGAGTTAATTAAGGAAGCTGGGGGTAAAACTTTCTTAGAATTTATTAAACATGTCTATCCAGACTATAAAGTAGGAGCACATCATGCGAAATTGGCTAAATTATTTGAAGAAATTGCTGAAGGGAAAAGAAAAAGAGTTATTGTTAACATTGCACCCCGACATGGAAAGAGTGAACTTATCTCGTACCTTGCTCCAGCGTGGTTTTTGGGCAGACACCCTGCGAAAAAAATTATTATGGCTTCCCACACTGCAGATTTGGCTGTCAACTTTGGTCGTAGGGTTCGAAATCTGGTTGGTTCGGACTCGTACAAGGATATTTTTCCGAATGTCTCGTTACAGGCGGACTCTAAGTCAGCATCCCGTTGGGGTACAAACTTTAA